TGGTTTTTCCGTCTTGAACGTCTTCGCGAGAAAGTCTTCGAGCTTCTCCGCGGTGACGCTTCCGGATTTGTCCTTGACCGCGATCGAACCTTCTTTCGTGAGCTCCGTCCGCAGGTCGAGCAGCAGCATCGCGTCTTCGATTCTGTCCGGCATCACGCCGTTTTTCAGGGCTTCGGCTCGGACGCGATCAGTTCTCTTGAGCTTGTCGTTCTCGGTCTTGAGAGCGGCGTTCTCATCCTCGATCGGCTTCCGTGCTTTCGCTTCGTCGTCGCGAATCTTCTGCAACGCCTCCTCGGAGATTCCCCTGTCCGTTGCGTCCTTGGCGCGCTTGAGATCGTCGCGCTCTTTTTCCGCCTTCTTCCGGGCTGCCTCTTCGCTCTCGGCCCTCGTGCGCTCTTTCTCGAGAGCGCCCTGGAGCTTTGTCACGTCAGGTGCAGGCGGTGGTTTCGGATGCCACTTGCCTTCTTTCTCCTCGTATTCCGAGCGGAAAGCCTGCGGGATGTCATCCTGTTTGTCGAAGACGGGTAACGGCATTTGTCAGGGCTCCGAGAGCATCACGCTCTCATGTGGCGGGACCGGAATCACTCCGGCGGTGCAAAATCCGGCATCACGCCGGCGTAACTGAGATTGTTCGCGCATCACGCTCGACAATCGAAAAAGCATTCGGGAAAAAGTCCGGAAAACGAAAAGGCCCCGGCCCTCCGAAGGAGAGCTGGAGCCCACGAGAATTTTGTTGTTGCAGTTTGTTCCTACGCGCGGAAAGTGTACTCGGTTCCTTTTGCTGTCAATAGCGACAAGTCACGCGCCAGATTGGCGGTCTCACTTATCGTCGCTGTTTCCGTCGCTGTTTTTGAACTCCGCGAGCATCTCTTTCGGGATCGGTTCGAAGCGGACTCCATGGTCGCCAGGATACGGCTCGGTGTGATCAAACTCGCCCGAGAAAATTTCCAGAGGGATGTCTCTGTCCGGGAATGCGTCGCACCGGAACGGCCCGAAATAATGCACGCATTCATGACACTGCATGCTTTGGCTCATGGATTCACTTTAATCGCTGAACGGATTCGTTGATAGATCCGCAGCAGTTCCGCGGGAACTTCGCGTTCGCGTTTATCGGCGACCAAGGAGGTGATCTCGGCCCAAAGTTCCTCGTTGCTGCGCGCTGCATATTCTGAGACTTCGAGCCTGGTCGATCGCGGAATGTTCCTAATCGCCTGAGACCATTCGTTCTGAACTCCGCCCCTGAACATGAGTGCGTGTCCAGCCTCGTGAGCAGCTGTCGAAAACGCCGGGCGATCGGACGTGCTGCTCACGGTGAACCGAGTCGGGATCTTCAGGTCGTCGAGCATCCGTCTCAGATCCGCCGACGGATTGACACGGAGCCTTGCCTCGAGCTGCGAGATGCGGAACGCGCGGCGCTGATCATAGTTTGCTTTAGCAGCCGCTGGATTCGGATCTGCGTTGACCGACGACTTCTTGAACGCTATCTGGTCAATGAGCTTCCAACCGCCCTGCTCTCGCACTCGGCCGAAAGTGTAAAGGCCCTGCGCGGTTTTGCTCTGCGTGAGGTTGATGCCATCGATCTTGACCCCGGCGTCCGACAAGACGGAATCGAACGCCTCGGTGATCTCCTTCACCACGTTCGGCTTCACGCCAGGCAGCTTGATGCCGGACTTGACTCCCCTGACGCCGGCCACGGTGTTGCCGGTTAGAAAGTCTGCGAGTTGCGGGGCCTTCTTCGGAGGCGCGGTCGGCTTTGGAGGTACGGCAGGCGCCGGCGGCTTGCCTGACGGAGGAGTGCCAGACGCGGGAGTGCCGACAGAACTCAGCCGCTTCTTCAGCTCAGCGAGCGACAGGACGCGGTTGTCAGAGTCGATCAGATCCTTGAGCGAGATCTTTCCATCTCTCCACAACTGGGCCCGGCCTGCGCCGAGTACGTCGTTCTGCGTCGCGGTGTTCTGGGCTTTGAGCCAGTCCTCCATCGACTTGAACGTGAGTGACTTCTTCTGGTCGATCAGCTTGTCGTCGATGCCCTTCACCAGTGGACGCGTTCCGGTCCGGCAGTTGATGTGAAACGGCGGGACTTTCTTTTTCGGATCGTCGTAACGAAAAACTCTTCCGTCGAGCGCGATGCAGATGATGCTCGTCCGTCCGTCGCGCACTGCGTCGAGGATGTAGCTGTCGCTGATTTCCTTCGGGATCCCCTCGTAGCTCAGCTGCGCGGCGTGATTCTGCACGGCGTTCACCGTCGTGCGAGTGATCGCTATCGCTTCAGCTCGAGCCCGCCGATAGACCGTGCGCTCGGTGGATCCACGCGATCCGACGATCTGGCGAGCCATCTCGGCAGGACCCTTTCCCGCCACGAGTCCGGACTGAATGACGCGACGCGTTGCGAGTGACATCGATCTCGCCTGGCCGTCGAACCATTCGCCGAGCCTGAGCCCATCGATCGGTAGTGCCGCGATCGACTGCAGGGTATGGCGAGGAAGAAATGCACCGAGCGATCGACGCACCGCCGCACTCGGGGCCGACAGCATCGAGCTCACCTGGGCACGCGCAACCTCGGACTCGAGTCCCGCGTATGGCGGCAGTTCGCGGACGTGCAGATCCTTGATGTTCCCATACGCGACTCTGAGCTGCCGCTCGATCTCACGGTAGAGCTGAAGGGCACGATCGCGCTGGAATTGAGTGAGCGTTCGCCACTTCGAGGAAACGACGAGGTCGACGATCTCGTTGTATTCACGCTCGAGCAGCTGAGCGACTTCGCGTTCAAGCCATCGCTGGTATTTCGCGCGCTCGATGAGGAGTATGAGCTCGCGCCCGCGGGGATCGTCGGTGAAGTTGATCACGCGACGGCCTTAGGCATCCACTGCCAGCGACACCAGATCCACATCTCGAACGGGAACGCATCGCCGGTGCGCCGCACCTTGAAACGGATCGGCCAGAATGGGTCGGGCGGAAGAATCACTCTGCGCCGGCGTCGTCGGCCGAATCGCTCTCGTCGACACCGTCCTTCAGGATTCGCCTCGCTTCAGCAACCGGATCGAGCGACTCGTCGAGGCGTTTGCCTTTCTTCCACTCGTCCAGGAATGTCTCGCGCGAGATTCCGCCAGCGAGATATGCGTCGAGATATTTACCCATCTCCTCGGCGGACAGCTGGACCTCTTCGAACTCCATGTGCACGGTGACGCTTCCCGCGGGATCCTTCACCATCTCGCCCGCGAAGCCGAAACACTCCTCGAGGTGATCCTGCAACCCGCGCCCCTCAGTCCTGAGACTCGCGTTCTGCGACGCTGCATCCAGCCTCTTCGATTCGGCCGTCTCCGCGACTCGCTTGTCTGGTGCCAGAAAGTTGAGCGCTGCGGTCCCCATGTCGGAGATGAGCTGCGTGATCGATTTCTCCGCCGGCTCGAGCACCGATACGTCCGGGGAGAGCCAGTACACCGGCTGTGACGGGGCGGCGACGTCTTTCGGCGGGAACGGAGCTTCGATCGTACCGCGTGGCCCGAAGACGATCGGCGGATAAGTCTTCGTTCCGTCAGCCGCGATCGTTGGGGTCGCTCCGATCCTCACCGGTGTAGGAACCATCGCGAGCGTCTCGAGGTTCGACCTGTTCGTCTTCTTGTTCAGGTGCTCGATGTTGAGATCCGCCAGGTTCTCAAGTGGCGGCAGCGAACTGAGCTCGCCCCACATCGAGAACGGAATCTTCTTCGCCTGCACTCCGCCGACCATGAGCGGGCTCGGTCCTTTCAACCTGATCGTCGCGGTCTCGTTTTCGGTTCCTGACCAGAGCTCCCACGTGACGCCGTTGCCCGCGTTTCTGAATACGCGATACTTCGCGACGTTCTTGATTCCGAAAGAGCCATCGAGCTGCTCGCTCGTTTCGCGGAGCACCACGAGCACGCGCGTCTTCACACCGTTGATCTTGCCGTAGACGACTTTCAGGATGTCGGCGCGAGTGTACTTGACGAAGAACGGCCTGAAACCGCTGCGCGCCTCCGCGTCTGCATCGATCGCTGTCGGATTGTCGACAACGGGAAAGTCAACGAGAGTTCCGACGAGCCCGTCGACCACGTGATCCTCTGCGAGCTCCTTCGCGTAGACGGCGAGATGCTTGCCGCCCAGATCTATGTCCTCGGCGAATGCGACAAGCTTCTCCGGCATGTCGTCGCCGAAGCTCGGTTCTTTCTCGAGCAAGAGCCCGACTGACGCCTGCACTGCGCGTTTGAAAAAGTTGGTGAGCGCGACGAGCTTGAGCCGGAAGTTGTACGATTCCTCACCCTCACCAGCCAGGCGCAGCACGTAGGCTTCGCCGCCGTCCCGCACCTCTTCTGTCTCGCCCATAAGGGCACGGCACTTTTCCCATCGATGCTTGAACTTCGTGTACGTCGGATGCGGAAACGCCGGCGAATCCTGCTCGCCGACGCCCGAGACGACGGTGTTCTTTGGGCCCGACGGTCTGTCGGTCGGGAGCTCGATACCTGGTGCTGTCGGCATTGTCAGTAGGAGTAGGAGGAGGTGCCCCATTCGCCAGGCGGCTCTTCTAGAACGTTGAATTCCTGCCAGAGCAGGTAATCCGTCGCGTCGCACATGTGGTCGAATCCGGATTTTTTGTCCGGCTGTTTTGTGCCCTCTTTGTACGTGAGATTAGAGAGGGATTCCGTGAGCGCCGCGGCTCGCGGATGAATCCGAAGGCGCCGACGGCCGGTGTCGGGGTCGAAATACATCTTCTGCGCGTTGTTGACCCGGTCGACAACGAGCGGGTGTGAGCTCGGAGCTCTCACCTCGAAGCCGTGCCGCTCGAGGATCGTGAAGTCGGTCTGTCCGACCGGCGCCGACGTTTTCCGCTGATTGCCGGCCGGGTCAGGACAGACGATGATCGTGCGACCCGGATATCGTCGCTTTATCTCAGCCGCCATCTCGTCGGTGTTCGACGTGTCGAGCTCGATCGAGTCGTGAATCAGGCACTCGTCCACCGCACGCGTCGCGACGACAGCTGACATCGGCTCGATGTTGAAGTCCATCCCGATGAGGATCTCCCCCGTTTCGGGCAGCTCGAGGGACTCGTCGATGTTGCCGAGAGGAAAGTTTTTGTTTTTGAACGAAGAGTAGACCCGGCCCTTTCCTCCGAGGTCGTAGGCGCCGCCCCATACGTGCTCGAACTTCTCGGGATCGGCTCTCTTGAGCCGCGCGGCCTCGGTTTTCATCACATCGGGACAGAACGGGTTATCCAGGTAGGTGACGTGCCGGTGAACTGAGTCCTCTGGCTTCTCCTTCCTGAAAAACGCGTCGACTGGATCCGTCGGCTGGTTGGGGTTCCAGCTGAACCATATTTCGGAACCTTCGGCGCGAATCGTCGGCAGCAAGAGATCGAGTGACCGCTGGCTGATGCTTTGCGCTTCCTCGACCCAGGCGCGGCCGAACCCCTCGAGCGACTTGATCGACTCCGAAGTGTGGTCCTGCATTCCTTCGAAGATCATTACGCCCGTTCCGTCGTTCCTTCGGATCTCGCGCTCGAGGACCGTGAACAGGTGGCCGACGCCCAGGGCCCATATCTTCGATTCGATCAGCGATTTGGCCGAGAACTTGAGAGATCGCTGAACTTCTCGAATGCAGACGAACCGGAGAGACGGGTCGTTGACCATGGCTTCGACCGCCTCTTCCGCGAAGAAGTGCGATTTCCCGGACGATCGTCCTCCGCTCGCGCCCTTGTATCGGGCCGGCTGACGGAATGGAATCGCCCACCTGGGAATATCACGCTTGATCTCAGGCGTCTCGTGTCTCTCTGCGGTCGCATCTGGCTTGGGACGCCATGCCCGCTGGTGCGCGATGTGAAAGGGATCTCTGTCCCTGAGGAAATCGGGCACCTCGTATTCGGTCGCCACAGCCGGCATCGTCACGACGCTCGCCTCATATCGGCACCTGCCTGAGCGCGTCTAAGAGTCTCGCGAGAAGCTCCGGATGGTCTTTGAGCACGAACTCGATCGTGCGGCTTTGGTTGGCCCAGAAACGCTTCATCTGGTCGACCGAAAATGCCTGCTTCGAAGCGTTCGCATGGAGGCGATCCTTCGCCTTGCTCACCGCTTCCGCGAGACGCGTGCAGATATCCCGATCGATCATCTCGCTATCGAGAGCCTCGTCCAAGAGAGCCGCCAGGACGGCGATCTCGTTCCGCATGTCGAGTAGTTGCGGATCGTTCGCGTGCCGATGGAACCGCTCGCTTAAGCTCTTCTTGCCGATGCGATATCTGCTCCGCATTCCGTGCGTAACCGGCACGTTCCCGAAATGCTGCTTGCAGCGGCCGACGCCCGGGTGGTCGGTTCCGCGGCCGGCTGGATTGCGGCAGTATTTCTGCCGCATCTCTTTCGAGTTCCACGCGCGGCAGTATTTGTTCGGCGGGATGGGATTCCCCTCGAACTTGATCGGCACGCGATCGTGAGGCTCGTCCGCGAGAACCCACATCCGATCGACAAACGTCCGCCCGGCAGCGATTGCAGCCAGCGCCGCCGGATCTTCGGGCGATGGGGTGAGAGCTACTTCGGCGCTCACGCTGCCTCGCCGTCCTTCACGAAGCCGTGCCAATTGCATCCGCCGATGAGTTTCACGCTCGCTGCACCTGGTCCGACGAACGTCAGATCATCGAGTCCGCTGCCGCTCGGATTCCAGCGACCGGGCTTCGGGTCCATCGCTGCGTCGACGTGCGAGAACCAGCAGATCACCCGATGCGTCCCGACCGGCCCTTTGTTCTCGGCGAAACAGAGCGGACACAGGAACATGATTCCATCCGCGCCGTCGATGCTGTCTTGGCGCGAGTAGGTTCGCGAATCCTTGATCTTGAGAAATTCCGCTTCGAGCTCGCGAAGGCGCATCGTGCTCCTGAAAACAAAACGGGCCCCGCTCCCGAGATCCGAGAGTGAGGCCCAACGAGAATTGTGAACTGCTTTTTACTACACGATCAGTTTACAGCCGATGCCAAGCTCAGGAAAGTGAAATCGGACTGCTCTCTCCCGATTGCTCGATGGTGATCGAGCATTTGAACCGGACATACGCAAGCGGTCGATAGCGCTCCACGATGCCCTGAAGCACGCGCAGCAGCTCGCGCTCGTCGTCGTTGGTCGTTTCCTGACCCGCCATCCGCTGAATCGCGGCAAGCGCGGTTGCCGGATGTCCGTCCGCTTCGATCAGCAGATCGACCGCCGGCCCGTCTTCTCTCTCTTCGAGTGTCTTCATTTCGGGAAATGTATCCCTAAAAATCGCGGAACGCCTTCCGGCTTGATGCCGAGCCGCCGGATCTCCTTGATCTCGTCCGTCGTGATGTCGATCCAGAAGAGGCCGAGCGTTCCTGTCGCGACGTAGAGTATCGATCCGCACACCGGTCCGCGCTCTTCCTCGCGTTTCCGGCAGTCGATCGTCATCGCGCCTTCGTGCAGCTCGTTCGCCGGCCGCACGTGATGACCGAAGGGACACTTGAGCTGCTCGGTCGGCTCGAGCCACCCGTGACGCCTGGGAACGACGCGCCCGTCGCGGAGCTTCATGAGCCCCGCGGGAACGGGATCGATCGACAGGTGGCTCGAGCTCACAAGCAAGGCACCTCACTCCCATTTCCGCTTGTGCGCTTTCTCCCAGCGCTCGATGGCGGCGTCGATCGCTTCGTCGGCGGTGAGTCCGGTCGCGACGGACGTGAACCGCGGCGCCAGGCCTGCGTTCTCCGCCTCGGTGTAATGCATGACCGAGACGCCGGACTTGCTCCGGTTGAGAACGAGGGAGTTGTCGGCGAGGAACCTCCACCGAGCGGCGTCTGAACACGGCACGCCTGAACGCTAATCACTCAGCCACCGCCTGACCTCGTCCCTGATCGCGTCGGAGTAGTCGGTCACAGCATGTTCCCTTCTCGCAGGTGCTCGGTGCCGACGAGCGGAGTTGTGCCGGTCTTTCGCTCAACCGGTTTCGTCGGGATCGCGAGTGTCGGCTTGTTGATCGCCTTCACGTCGAGGTCGTAGTACGTCTTCCCCCCGTCATTCGAGAATGCGCTCGGCGTGCGACGGCTCTGCCAGATTCCAGCGACCCCCTCGGGGCAGCCGTATTCGGTGACGTTCATCCACTCTTCCGGGTCTGCGGTCAGCGGCGAGAGCGTCTTGAATCGTGCAACGCGTTCGAAGATCGAGAGAACGAGCATGACGCCAGCGCCGGAATCAGCATCGCTCCGACTGAGCGTGCGAACGAGATCG